GCTGTCGGCCTCCTTCTGCGCCTTGACCATCCCTGCACGCGCGTCAGCGATCTTCTGGTCCAGTTGGATGCTCTGGGCAGCAGTCGTGGACTTCTTGCCTTTGACGGCCTCCAGCGCGGTAATCTCAGCCTCGTAGGCCGCGGTCACCTCATCACGATGGTTGCCGATCAGGGCTTCACGCTTCAGCGCGTATTCGGCCTGAGAAATCAGCCCGGCCTTCTCCGCCGCGTCCAGTTGCTTCTGGGTGTTTTTGTACTCATCAACGATGGCCGCCAGATTGTTCTTGGCGTTGTTGAAGCCGGTCAGGTCAACCTGTGTGCCGGCGGCTTTCGGGTCTTTGTTTTTATCCTCAAGACCCTTCTTCAGCGTATCGTAGGCACCGCCAGAGAAATTGCTGCCGTCGTAGCTAACGCCATCGAGCAAAGGCGATTTCTGCCCCGTCTTCTCCGCGTTCTCGTACAGCGTTTTGAACTGTAGGTTGAGTTTATCCTGCGCGGCCTTCCGCTTGTTCAGGGGACTGATGTTGTCGAGCTGCGCGTCGAGCGCCTTCTGCGCCTCAATCGCCTTCTGGTTGGCGTCAGTCGCCTCGCCAGTTGCGGCCGTCTGAGCAGTGCTTGCAGCAAGTCGCAACTTCAGCCCGGTCAGCTTCTTCTCCAGCGCTTCGGTCGAGTCGTCATGCTCACCGGTGCCCAGGCCAAGCGCAGAGTTCAGCGAACTCAGCCCATTGGAAATGGCACCAGCTACTCCGCCGCCCTTGCGCGTATCCAGCACACGCTGCGTGATCTCGATCTGCTTCGCCAGGTCGGGAAATATCTCCGATCGGACTTCTGCATAAGCGCCTTTGATTGCGTTCTTGATGTTGTCCCAGTCGCGCTCAACGTCAGAGAGCGACTCGCGGTAGGTTTTCAGCCGCTTAAGTGCAGCCTGATTCAGATCTTCGCTGAGAACATCCAAAGCGCGCTGACTTTCACCTTGGTCATCCAGCCCTTTGATCACCTGGTACTGCTCAAGTGTCAGCAGCCCGTACTGACTGCTGATCTTGCCTGCCGCCTCAGTGGCCGTCTCGCCTGCAGTGGCAAAGGACTTGGCAAGTTCGCCGGCGCCCTGCCCTGTTACTTCACTCACCGCCGCTGCAGCTTCAGCCAGATTACGCATCTGCGTACCGCTGGTAGCTACTCCGGATGCAAGCGAAACGACAGCCTCGCGCGCCCCGGATAGGTTGCCGGTGACGCGCCCGGCGCCTTCGGCCATGTCCTTCAGGCTGGCGATGGTCTGCCCTGCACCATTCGTACCGCCATTGATCGCGGCATTGAACTCGCGTGCCTGCTTCATCGCATCCAAGTAGGCGTAGCCCAGCGACCCAATTACAGCGACCAAGAGGCCGGCTGGGATCAGCATCCCTGCGAGGCTTTTCGCCGATTCACCGGCGCCAGCGCCCAGTTGAGCGATCGCGCGCGCACCACTGCCCAGGTCACCCGCCTGAATGGCATTGGCGAGCTGCATGACGTTTTCTTGAGCTTGACGAGTGCCGAGCTTTAGCTTGTCGAATGCGCTCGCGGCTTCAGTCAGGCCCGCTCGGTCCTTGCCGATCTTGGCCAGGGCTTCGTTGTAACGCTCGGCGTCGATCTGACCAGACTTGTGCAGATCATTGAGCGCCTTCTCCTGAGCCTCCAGCTTCGCCAACTTGGCGGTCACTGGATCAATACCGTTGACGGTGCGCTTCAGTGCCTCAATCTGGCGATTCTCTGCCTCGATCAGCTTTTGCTTCTGCGCCAGCTCGTTGGCTTCCGCCTTTTCAATCTTGTCGTAGGCCTTTCCCAGTTGATCCTGGTACTTCGCCTGCTCCTCAATGGTGACCAAGCCGCCCTTGCGGGCGCGCTCCAGCAAACCCTCGGCCTGAACCAGCGAATCCATGCTCGAGATGTTGCCTGTCATCGCCTTGTCGAGCTGACTGATGACGGAGATTTCCGCTACTGCGCTGTCAGTTGCTTTGCGACTTGCCCCGGCTTGACGGTCCCTCGCTGCCGTCGATTTATCGATGCTTTGCGCTACGTCCGCTTCTGCCTGGGAAACCTTTTTGCCGGTGTTGGCCAGCCCTTCGCCTGTTTTGCCGAGGTCATCAATGGCCTTTTGGGCGTCTTCAGCCGAATCGACCAGCTTATCAAGATCATCAGCAGCCTTTGCGGCCTGCGACGACTCGACAGCAATACCCAGGGAAGCGAAATTGGTGCTCATTTGTTTTCTCTCTGTTCCGCCATCACCTGCAGGGCTTCAGCCTCCATCCGCCGGAAGTCGCTGAAAATGGTTTGTCGCTGGCTGATCGGTAGGCCACACATCCGAATCACCCCGGAGAGAACGCCGTAGTCCATGCCGGTGGCGCCGCACGCGCCTGTACGCCACTGGGTGCTCATGGCCTCGAATACTCTGAAAACATCCCAATTGTCGGGCCAGATACCGACTTCCTTGTCGGGTATGTCCTGACGTGACAAACCAAAGGCCATCAGATCAGCGTCTGAGGGCCCTGGCTCATACAGCGCGCGCGAGGCGCTTAGGAGTTTCCCAGGCGGGCCTCGCTAAAAGCTTCGGCGTACGCGTTCAGTACTGCCTTCGGCGCCGAGTTGATCGAATTCACGAGGATGCGCACGTTCTCAGGCGTGAATTCCTCTTCGATATCCCAGCCCACCACCACATCCAGCAGTTGATCGGCTTGCAGGGCGATCTGAGCAGCGGTGAAAGCTTTGAGGTCCATGTCTCCCACCTGCTTGCTCAGCTCGTCGTGCCGCTCGTTCCAGCCGGTGTACAGCTCTGCCAGCGCGGTACGGTCCAGGTACTTGAATTCGAACTCGACCTTTTCAGCGTTGTAGCCGGCGCGCTGGATCATCACCGGCGCCTTGAAGGTCGGCTTTTGGATCAGCTTGAACTTGGCCATTGGTTACACCGTGGCCGCGTAGCGGGTTGGACGACCGGTCAGGGCGATGCTGATGACACGTGTCATCAAGTTGTTGCGGGACATGGTCGGCGTCGAGGTGATCGACACGAAGCCGTTGTAGATGATGCTGCTGCCGCCAGGAAGGTTGAGTCGGAGCAGGCGCGCTTGCTTGTCGTCGTCTGCGGCTTCACAGACCTCCACATATGGCTTAGAAGGATCATCGGCGACGGTGATGGTCAGCGTGATTGGATTCTTGGTCGTTGGCATCTGGCGATCATCGTCGTCAGCCAGGAAGCCAAAGGTCAAAAACTGCTGATCGCCACCACTGGAGTTCAGCTCGGTGATCTGCGAGATCTCAGTGAAACCCGTCACCTCACGCACCGAACCAATGCCCGAACCGGCCGGATACTGCTGGACGTTGACGGTATTCACGTTTTCCAGCGCGAAAGTACCGCTGGCGATCTCGCCGACACGAACGCCTCTCCCTTCAAGGCGAGTCCAGCCGGAGTTGACGGCGATGACATCGCCTTCGGCCAGGCCATGCGCTGCCGCGGTAGCGACGGCTGGATTGGCGTTGGTCAACGCAGTAAATGGGATCGCGGGGCCGTAGGTGGCTGCAATCTCGAAGGTGGCGCCGTTGGGCATTTGGATGCCGGCCATGGGTGTTTCCTCTTTTCAGAAATGACAAAACCCGCACAGAGGCGGGTTTCGGGGTTTGCCCAACGGGCTAAATGTGTTTGTTGCTAATTGACTTCCATATTGCTTCGGACCTCATCCAAAGGGATGCCGGATTTTGAACCTACGACTACACCGGTAAGGCCACAGCCTGGACAGCAGGCATGCTTCTCTTCGTACCACTTTATAATTTCAGTGGGCACAAGCCAAAGACCGCATCCGACGCATAGGCACCGCTCGCTCAAAGCGATTTCTTCGCGATTCCTATAGCAGTGATCCTCTACCCACTCACTTAGATATTGAAGCCGCTGCTTCCTGATTTCGTCCATCGCAGGTATTCCCAAACCAATTCATGAATGGATTCTACCGTCTAGGATCAGCCGGTGTCGGCTCGGTACTCGAACGACACCGGCACCGTGTAAGTCGGCGGGTCTGTGATGCCTGGGCCAAGATCAACTGGCGACATCGTAACGACGGTGAGGCCTGCCTTTGAGTCTCGCACATAAAGCGGGAACAGCTTGGTCAACTCAGCCACAAGTGTGTTCGTCTTGGTCTTGCCGGTATTGGCCGGAGCCACAATGCTGACCTGGTAAACGCCGATGAATGCTCGATGGTCGCCGGCGAGCGTGCTGCTGGCTGTATCGCCTGGGAGCATGAACGCCCGCAGATAGGTCTCGCCGTCCGCCGGGTCGTACTGAGTGTTTTCGAACACGACCTTGATGGGTTCTGCCCTCGCCTTGCTCCAGGCAAGCAACTTGGCCTCGTATATGGACGCGATGATGGCGTGGCTCATACCTGGTTGTTCCTTGTGGCTTCGTCGACGATCTGTTGGAAGCGGGCCAGGGTGATCCGGACCATGCCGCCGGGAGCTTGGGTCGAATGCCCATACTCCAGCGGGATGCCGTACGGAAGATTGTTCACGATGTAGGCCGTCTCGCCAGCCGTAAGTGCCTGGACCTGTAGTCGCAGCTTGGCCAACGTCACACCGCCAACCGGGTCAACTTGGTCAAGTGTGCCCTCCGCCGGCGTGCCGATGGAAAACTGCCAGTTCCCCCGAAACCGCCCGCCGACGTAGTCCCTGCCCGCGACCAACCCGTTCACGTTGAAGTTCTGGTCGCGCTCGGTCTTGGTCAGGGGCTTGGCGTACTTCACGCCCTTTCGCAGTTTGCCGGCTTTGGTGAAGTTCGATTCGTTCAGGTTGATGATCGTGTTGCGCACCGCCACCTTGAAGTCGTAGTCATCGGCTGCCCGGGTGTTTCTCTGTCGATGAACGACGTTCGCTACCCAAATTTCAGGATTACCCACTGGCGACTTGAGGATGACGCTGCTGCCGATCTCGATAACGATCTCTCGGATGGTTGCATCGATACCAGCCTGGGCGCGCTCGGCAAAGTCGCGGATATTCTTGGCAAAGCTGCCGTTCATGCTCGCGTACTTGTTCGTCACGACCGCACCTGCAGCTCATAAAGAATCGGTGTGCCAGCCGGGTTGACCTCTTTCAGCGGCGGGACGATGGACCAAGTGCGGCCCTGAGCGACCACCTTGTCAAGCAGACCCGGTACCCAGGCCAATCCTTGCGCGGCGATCTTGAGCTTCTTGTCGCCCTGCCTGATGAGGCTGTTGTTCTGGAATTCTTGGCCGGTGAAGTCGAGCAGGATGCCTTGGGCGGTTTGCTCTACGGGAACGCCAGGGGCTTCGCCGCCCGTCTCAGGATCGTACTCGCCCGGCTCCGTCTTGCTGATGGTCACGGGCTGGCCGAACTCTGTGATCATATCCAGAGCCATCACGGCCATTTCGTCGTAAAAGGCCATAGTGGCTCCAGATGTGAAAAGCCCAGCGCGATGGCTGGGCTCTTGATGTTTCGGGTTTCCAAAGTCTTCGTCGACTGAACCAGCTAGATACGGGAGCAATCCCATATTCGCCTGGCGTCGAAATTGTGCCCTTCTAAAGCTGGTACGTCACGAGTGGCCAGAGCAAAGCGCTGTCCGCTCAGTGGTTTGCTGAGTAGCCTGAAATAGGCCTTCAGCAGAGCGCACAATTATCAGCTCGAAGGCTGATCTGTAAGTCCCACCATTGTTCGCATCATCCTCTATACAGAGCACTTTAGTGTCGCCCTCGTCCCGGGCAATACGAAGGCGGAAATGCCAACTGTCATCCTCCTGCGCCAAGGAAATTGCCTTGTCTGTAACTGATCTGACCTTGGTGAAACCATACTGCTGAAGTGTATGGGCATCGGGACGAGACCTCGGGCGCATGGAGTTACGGAACGATAGTACGTCCAGTGTCTCCACTACTTTTGCAATCTCAGTCTCTCCGCCGCCAGTGCTGGCAGAAGCCGCATTCACTGAAGGCAAGAGCAGACATACACCGACAAAAAGGAGCATTGATTTAAGCAGTTCAGGCACATCGAATCCTCGAGATCGAAGTCATCTATTCTCGCCACCCAATCATGCAGGTTTCTTTATGTGGTTTTTTTGGAAAGGGTGATCGGAACTGTCGGTAGGAATACCTTTTTACGCCCTAATTGTGAACAACCCGCGTCGCTGTAGGTAGTCGGCAAACTGAGTGACGCTAGGCCGGTCCGGCGCCGCTGGCAGAAGCCGATTGCTGGTGTTAGGGATCGCCGCGTACTGCCGCGTCACCGCTCCCTCAACACGGTCGAGTAGAACGGCGCCCTTACGCTTATCGATTGGGTCGATGTCGTCCTGATGAATCTCGGCGGCCAAGGCCATCTGACCGTATTGGATGCGCGCCGGCAGGTAGTTGTTCGGCTTGAGCTCGTGATCTAGCAGCACTTCCCGGCGCGGCCAGGACAGTGCCTGCTCGCTGTTCATTTTGCGGCCTTTCCAGGTCATGTCATCCATCGCCAACGCGGCCCGACGCAGCAACGCTTCCTGCTCGGGAACGCCTGCGGGGATGACCGTGCCGAACTTCATCGCATACATGACCAGGTCCTCGGCGCTCGCGTAGCTTTCGGCGTTAGGAAGCCCTTGTCCGGTCTCGATGATGAGTGTCATGCGTCAACTCGCTGGAATGGTTTGTAGATTGGCCGCCGGATCACCGACAGCCAGCAGTATTACTCCTTGGGCAGCTCAGCGACGAGCTTTTCCAGGGATTCTTTCGAGGCATTGGCCCGGTACTGGATCTTGGCCTCATCGAGCTTTGATTTCAGCGCCGAGATTTCACCGGCCTCGTCAGTCGGCGGCGTGAGGGCAGACTTCTTCAGCGCTTCAACCTCGCCACGCAGTGCGTCGACAGTCAAGGCCAGGCCGTCACGCTCAGTGGTCAACTCATCAACCGAAGCATGGATGGTGCCCAGCACGTCAAACAAGCGCAACGCCAGGTCGCCGGACTCTGGACGATGGATTTCGCCAGCTTCAAGGCCGTCAGCAAGGATCTGGATCGATCCGCGCTCAGCACGCAAAGCCGCGATCACCTTTTCCAGTTCGGCTTGGTTGCCCGCACCAACAATCTGCGCCCGCTTGGCTTCCTTCACCGAGACATCGATGCCGGCTGCTTCGTACGCATTGACCACGCTCGGCCAATCGCCAATCACCAGCACGCTGGTCACACCCGCTTCGGGCTTATCGAAGTGTTCCGGATTGCGGTAACGCTTCTCCGGGTCAAAGCCGCTCAACTGGTTGCTGTAAGTCAGTTCCATGTGTTTCTCCAAGGCGGCCATCGCTGACCGCGCGTTGAGTTTGAGCCTTAGCCACCGGTTACCGGAGGTGTTGCGGTGAGCGTGATCATCACGCCAGCGGTGACCTTGTTGCTGCCTGCGTGCTTGACCCAGTTGGCAGCGGAGCCGACGGCAGCCAGGGTTGGGTTGGAACCGCCAGTGGTGGCTTTCCAGCTATAACCCAGCACATCGATGTTCACGGTGCCTTCCGCGCGGTAGCCGATGCTCAGGTTTTCTTCGTCGTTCACTTCGTAGGAACGGAAGCCCGGCGCCTGCGACTCGGTGATGGTTACGGCGTTTGGCAGCAGGCCGAAGATCACATCCGCCGGCGCGGTGTCGGTCACCAGTACAGGCTTGCCCAGAGTGCCCGGCAGGCCGCCGTAGATCACAACGCCAGCTTCTTCGTAGATCTTGTTGGTGATGGCTTCGTCGACGATGTCGAAGTAGGCACTGGAGTGCATGACCCACAGAGCAATACGGCCGAACTTGTCGCCGAACTTGCGCATACCGCGAGTCAGCGTCTTCTTGCCATCGGTTTCGATGTTGGCCGAAACCACCATGTCAGCGTTGGAGCCGATGGCGGCACGCAGGCCAGCAGTTGCGTACTGAATGAAGCCTTCCAGGGTCGCATCAGCGACGTCTGCGCCGACGATCTGGGAGAACTCCTCGACCGGACGACCGCGGCGTTTGAACGCCTCTTCGGTGGTCTGGTACGGACCGTATTTCCAGGGAGCCTTGACGCCGACAGCTTCACCGGCGGAGATCTTCTTGGCAGTTACCTTGCCGTCAGAGTTGACGTCACGGTGTTCCAGAGAGCCGTTCAGCTTGTACAAGGCGCGCTTGCGGAAGTCGCCTTCGATCAGTTCGTTGTCCAGCACCATTGCGCCGTTGGACGATGCGTTGAATACATCCAGGTTGTCCTGGACACGCTCCAGGTATGCGGTTTGCGCCTCATCGTTATAGATGATCAGGTCGCTGTTAACGGTTGTAGCCATGGGTCAATCCCCTTACTTGGGCAATGCAAGATATGCGGTTTGGCCGTGCTTGCGCTGAAAGTCGCGCTTCTGCTCGGAGGTCATTTCGGAGCGCTTGAATGCAGCCTTGCCGCCACCCCCGCCCGGGGCAAATGTCCCTGAAGCCCTTGGCCACAGATGAGGTGCGCTTTCGCGCAGAGATTCCGCCCATTCGAGCGGAGTCAGAGGGGTCTTGCCGTCTTTACCGAGGATGACCTGGCCGGATTCATCAACGGCGACTGCATCGCCATCTTCGTTAAGGGTGAACACGCCTTTGGCACGCAGGATGATGTCGTCTGTTGCTTCCGGCAGGGCACCGGCCTTCAGCGCTGCGCCGCGTACCGAATCGCCCAGGACTTTGCCCTGGAACTTGGCAGCGAAGGACTCCGCCTTCTCGGCGCGCTCGCTGATGGTCTTCAACTGCTTGTCGTAGTCGCCACGCAGGCGCTCGGTGCGTCGATTGAAGACCTCGTCCACCTTGCCCTCGGTCAGCAGCTTGGTTTCTTCGTCCTGGCCGGCACGACTGAGCAGGCCTTTGACGGCGTCGATGTCGATGCCCTCAAACTGGGTTTCGAACTGGGTCAGCTTGCCGGAGGTTTCCTTCAGCTTGCCCAGCAGTTCCGAGTTCTTGGTTTTCAAACCGGAAACGGATGCTTCAACGGCAGTCGCGATAGCGGCCTTGATTGCCGGGTTTTCCAGGTCGATTTCGTTTTCTTCTGCCACGTTGATGCACCCCTTGGGTATGTTTCGCCCGCTTTGCAGGC